AATGTTTCAAGTTCCGGTGCAGATGAAGATTGACCGGCTCGGACTGTTCTTCAGCGTAGCTAATGGCGGGGACGGAACCCTGACGCTTTATGATTCTGATGGGACAACCGAACTCGTTTCGGTGGTTATTGACAACGATGCTGTAGTTGCCCAAGGAAATCCCCGTTGCTTTGAAATCTGCTTCGAGCCGGTCACGCTTGCCGCAAATACAAATTACCGTTTTGCTTTCGTAGGAACCACGACCACGAATACCACCATTTTCTATGGTGATGTGAATGCAGCCGGACACATGGATGGACTGATTCTCGGCCAGAATGCCCACTGGACCCAGAGTGCCACGAGTCCTCCGACAGCGCCCGCTTGGGCAGAAACTACTACCCGCCGGCCGCTGTTCGGGATTGGAATTTCTGCCGTGCATGACGGAAGCGGGGCGGCTGCTTCTGGCGGCTCACAGTTGTTGGTCATTCGCAGACGGTAGGTTTCCTGGTGGCGTCCGCGCTCTTGGGAGAGACTTTATTGTGTTGAAAACTGAGAGTATGATCCATTCCACCATGATCGCCGGGTTCAGGAAGTGGTGGAACCGGAAGCGCGAATTGCGCCGCGTCCACGGCATTCGCATCGTTCACGATCCGCTCTCGGCAACGCTCTCCGACTCGCGCGGGCTGTGGCCGTTCAAGAAGATTGTCGTCAACGACCACTTCTTCCGCCTGGCACCCCCGGAGCAGGCTGCGTTCATCCTGCACGAGGTCGGGCACTGCAAGCTCTTTCATCTGGAAAAGCGCGTGCTGGCGCTGCCGCTTCTGTTCGTGCGACCAAGCTACCTCAACCGCCTGTGCATCGAGCAGGAGCACGAGGCCGATGCCTATGCCGCGGCGCAGGGTTTCGGACCCTATCTCGTTTCCGCCTTCTCGCGCATGAAGATGGACGGCGAGAACCTGTTGCACCCGGACTTCAAATCGCGCATTGAGCGCCTACGCCTTGCGCAAGGAGCCTAGCCATGGATGACTCATCTGCGTTCAGGCCGGCAGGACGAACCTTCCTCGTTACGGCGTCGAACGTGCCGGGCATCGCCACGATGGCGAGCACGCGCCCGACCGGCGAGGTGAGCTATCTCATCAACAACCTCTCGAGCGTGGGCGATGCGTTCGTGGCGTACGGGCCGACAAGCGGCGCGGCGGTCGGAAACTGCGTGCGACCGTTGATCGGAAGCGCGAGCGCAACACTTCTCGTCAACCGCGGAACCGCGCAGGCGTTCACGTTAAGCCCGCGCTTGTGGTTCTCGGCGATCACCCGTCAAGGCAATCAGGCGGAAATCTACATCACCCCCGGCGATGGCGACTAGCCATCAATTTGACATAATCTGGCGGCACGCCTAACCTATGCTCGCAGGAGCACCACTGAAATCAAGGAGAAAGCCATGTTTGGACTCTTGAGACTCGTTCTCGCCCTCGCATTCATCCCCCTTCGCGCTTTTCTCCGAATCGCCATCACCAACGTCAAGACCACCGTTGCGCCCGCAGCCGTAGAGACCGAGGGCGCGCAGGTTCACCGTGGCGGTGTCGTCAACCTCATCAACGATCTAAAGGCGAACGCCGCGCCCGCCTTCGGTAACGCTGGAATTGCCACGAAATCAGGCACCACGAATACGTGGTCGGCGGCGGACATGCTGGGCGGCGTCATCAAGCGCTACGGCATTCAATCGTCTGCCGACCTGACCGATACCGCAGCGAACATCGTGGGCGCCATACCCGGCGCTCAGGTCGGCCAGACCTTCCCGCTGATGGTTGCGAACCTGACCTCCGGCACGATTACGCCGGCCGGCGGAACGGGCGTCACGCTGCTCGGGACTTCCACGATTCTGCGCTTCAGCACCAAGCTCTTCGTGGGCAAGGTGCTCGGGAGCGCCGCCGTCACGCTGGAAGCCGGATTCACCTTCCCGAACAGCGGGCAAGAGTGATGGAAGCAGCCGTCCCACAGAAGCCTCCGGTCAAGCTCGCCTTATGCATCCCGTCGGCAGAATACTGGAAAACCGACTTCGGCATGTCGCTCACGCAGATGTGCGTGTACATGTCGGCGATGCTCTTCGAGGACGGGCAGGACCGGCAGGTGGTGGTGATCGACCGGCGCACTTCCATGCTCCCGCGCTCGCGACAGGAGGCGCTGGAGAGCTCGCTAATCCAGGGCTGCACGCACGCGCTTTTCGTGGATACCGACCAGACTTTCCCGCAGGACACCGCGCACCGCCTGATGGCGTGGAAGAAGCCGGTGGTGGCCTGCAACATCGCCTTGAAGATGCTGCCCTCATTCCCGACTGCTCGCGCCCGCGGGGCAACTGCGTTCGGCGTGCCGATTACCTCCGAGCACCCGAAAACCGGGCTGGAAAAGGTCTGGCGCGTGGGCGCGGGCATCATGTTGATCGACCTCTCGATTCTGAAGAACGTCGCAAAGCCGTGGTTCGAGATCCACTACTCGGCGAAGAACGAGCAATTCGTCGGCGAGGACTGGTTTTTCTGCGGTCGGCTGGAAGCCGCTGGCTACGACATCTATATCGACCACGACCTCTCGCGCCAGACCGGGCATATCGGGCAGTACATCTTCGGGCACCAGAACATCCCGAACATGGCGACGGCTCAGGCTGCTTGAAGGAGCGCCCATGCGTAAACTGATTTCAGCCTTCTTCCGCCTTCTGGCAGCTTCCGCCACGGGGCGCGTTGCGGTCCTCGATCCAGCGGTCGTGCCGGACAACATGGCCGCGTGGGGCATGTATGGATCGATCGCCAATCTGAATCAGGCCATGGGATGTCGGCTCACTACGGTTTCATCGGCTTCCCAGGCGGTGACGGCGACGGCGGCTGCGGTCGCGGGCGGGATACTCAACCGCACCGGCAGCCCGGGGGGCGCGGTAACGGAGACGACTCCGACGGCGGCCCAGATCATCTCGGCGCTGCCGAGGAGCCGGGTGACGGACGGCACCTACCAGTTCCGTTTCCGTTACATCAACAACGCGATGGGCCAGACGGCGACATGGACTGCCGGGACCGGCGTGACCGTGACTGGCACGGCGACGATTGCGACTTCAGCATGGCGTGATTTCCTCGTGACCGTGGATAGCGCGACGGCATGCACATTTACGAATTTGGGCGGAGGCACCCTGTGAAAGCTCTGTGGAAGCTCATCCTCGCGTTCTTCGTGCTTGGAATCGTGCCGGGCGAGGACAAGGGCAACGGCGCAGATGCCGGGGGAGATGCTGGTGATGCGTCCGGAAAGGCCGATCAAGGCGACGCCGGGGACGACAATCTCGATCTCGACGCCGGGGACGCTGGCGCAGATGATGGAGCGCAGGATACCGATGACCCGGTTGCGCTGAAGGCCCAGCTCGCCACCGAGCGCAAGGCGCGCACCGATGCAGAGAAGCGTGCTCAAGACGAGGCGCGGGCGCGCGAGGATGCGCAGCGCCGCGCAGCGCCGATCAAGACCGGGCAGACGCAAGAAGAAAGGGTGTACGAGCAGGAAGAACGCGATCTCGCGGACCCCAAGCTCGACGCCAATCGGCGCTGGCAAATCGAATCGAACCGCACGCTTCGCGCCAACAAGCGCGCGAGCGAATCCGCCCTATTCCAGGCGCACGACGTATCGGACAAGACCTCCTTCGGACAGCTCGCCATCACGAAGCCAGCGCTCTACAAGCGCTACGCCGAGCGGGTGGAAGCCGAAATCGTCAAGATGCGGGCGGTCGGCCAGAACGCGGCGCGCGAAGCCGTGCTACGATTCTTGATCGGTGAGGATGCGCTGCAGGGCAAGTTCACCAAGAAGGCTCCCCCAGCCGAGGAAAAGAAGGGCGTGGATCGCGGCAAGTCGCCCGGTGCGCGCTCGGATGTGAGTGCGCGGGGAGTATTGACCGACCGGCAGAAACGAGCAAAGCGTCTGGAAGGCGTCATTCTTTAGGAGCATCGCCATGAACATCAAAACCCTGTCCCTCTCACTGCTGGCGCTCTCCGGCGCGTTCCTCGCTCCGGGGATCGTCACCCGCGCGGATGTCATCGCCGACACCGAACTGCACATCGCGGATGAGGTTTTGCCATTGGCAAGGCGCACGTTGGTTGCCTACCAATTCGGCCAGCCCTTGAAGCTCGACACCAACGCGGGCGTGACCTACACCGCCTCGCGCTACGAGCGCCTCCCGCTGCCCTTCGCCCAACTGCAGGAAGGCGTTGCGCCGACCGGGCAAGGCATGTCGCTCGCGCAGGTCACGGCGACCGCCCAGCAGTGGGGTGACCTCGTTCGCATAACCGATGTAGCGAACCTGACGATCAAGCACCCGCTGTTCCAGCAAGCCTGCCAACTCGTTGCGCTGCAACTGCCGGAGACGCTGGAACGCAACACGATGAACACGCTCGTCTCCGCGACTCAGGTGAACTACACCAACGGGCGCGCGAACCGCGCCGCGCTGGTCGCGACCGATACGCTGAACACCCACGAGATCAACCGCATCGTCGGTTCCCTTCTCACCTACGGCGCCCCGCGCTTCCTGGGAGACGAGCGCGAGGACATGATGATCGAGGCCGGTTCCTTCCGTGGCGATCGCAGCCCGGCGAGTTCCGAGCACTACATCGCCCTCATCCACCCGCTTGTCGCGCAGGACATGGGCGAGAACGCATCGGTGCAAAACGCCTGGGCGCTCGCGCAGTCCGACCGGCTCTACAACAACGAGTTGGGTCCGTGGCGCGGCTGCCGTTTCGTCGAGTCGAACATGGTTCCATTCTGGGTAGGCGTGGCCGACCCGGCGACCAATACCGCCTCCGCTGGGGGTGGCGCGCTCGCGACCGGCACCTACTACATCCAGATCACCGGCTCCCCCTCTCAAACCTCCGTCGAGCAGCGCATCTACCAGGTGTCCGCGGCGGTTTCCGTCACCGGCCCGACCGGCTCGATCTCGGTCGTGATCCCGACGCTCGCGAACTACGTGTTCAACGTCTACATCGGCACCACCACCAGCCCGGCCAATCTGGGCACTTCGACCTCCGGCCCGACCGTTGGTCCGTTCGCGGGGCAAGCGACCCAACTCGAATCCGGGTCGACGGTGGTGATTACCGCCGTCGGAACGGCGCAGACGCCGCCCGCCGCGCCGGCCACCGGCATCACGGTGTTCCCGACGATCTTCATCGCCAACTACAGCTACGGGCAGGTGTTGCTGGAGAACCCGGAGTTTCACTACCTGACCGGGGCGGACAAGTCCGATCCGAACAACCAGACCCGGGTGGTGAGCTGGAAGGTGTTCTACGGCTCGATCATTCTCAACCAGAACTTCCTGGTGCGGAATGAATCTTCGAGCGCCTTCTCCACCGGCTACGACGTAACGGCGTAGGGTCATTCATGGCGAAACCACTGGTAGCTACCGAGACGGTAGCCAAGACCACGGACTCCGAACTCGAAGCGCTGCGTAAGCAGGTAGCCGAACTCGCGGCCAAACTGGACCTCGAGACGAAGGCGCGCAGCGCCGCCGAGGTTGCGGCGGATGAGGCCAACAAGCGTGCCGCTGACGCCCAGAGCTTCATGGTGCTGCAGCGCGAGATCACCGAGATTCCGACCGGGAAGAAGGTGACGGTGAAGCGCTGCAAGACCTACGAGGTCGCGAGTTACCGCGACGACGGGCGCCCGGTACACAAGCCGATCTTCGTGGATGTCGAGTTGCCGACCTACCAGTATCGCATCGACCTTCCGGCATCCGGCGGGCAGGGGGTGCGGCTCGGCGAGAAATGGTTCTATCAGGATCAGACCTACGAGGTGGATGTCGACACGCTTCGGACCCTGAAGGACATCGTGCATCGCGCTTGGTGGCACGAGGGCACGATCAAGGGCAACAACGAGAACGTGTTCAGGAAGCCGACTCATCGGGTTTTGAGCGGTCGCGGGACGCGGGCATGAAATTCTGGCCCTTCGGCAAGAAGGCTCCGGCTTTCGAGGGCGCGGCGCGGCCCATCATGGGAAACTTCAATCTGACCGCGCAGCTTCCCAACGGGCGCGGGATTCAGGTGTCGGGCTACGTGTTCGATGGCGAGTCCCTCGAATCTCTCAATCAGCGCATGGACGTGGTGCAGGACGCGATCGAGCGCCAGCGCTCGCGTGCCGAGATTCCCGAGCTCGAAGTGAAGAAAGAGCAGTTGGTCGGGCACCTGAAGGGCTTGCGCGAGGCTCTGGCCGATCTGGAGGAAAAGCAGAGGAACACGCATCTGGCTTCCTCCGACATCCTGAACATCAAGAACTACCGGACCAACATCGGGCGCATCAACGAGGAAATCGAGAAAGGTACGGTCGCCATTGCGGAAGCCAAGCGTCGGGCGGGAGTGAGGTAATGTGGCCTCTCTTAGCGCAGCGCAAATCTGCACGGAGGCCCGCACCGTAGCAAAGTGCCCCGGTTTCTCCGCGCAAAGCGGCCGGGCATTGAATCTCACGCTTGACGATCTCCTGCTCAAGCGCAACGTCAAGATCAATCGTTACAGCGGCAGCATAGCCGTCACCTCCGGCACGAACGGGCCGTTCAACCTGCCGGCGGACTATCTTCGGACCTACGACCTCTTCTACACCGTCGACAACCAGCCCTACTTTTTGACGCCGGTTGAAATGGGCTACTACGACGCTATCTTCAAAGACCCGAGCGTTGCCACCTATCCCTACCTCTACGCGACCGACTTGCAGCCGCAGGCCGCGACCCCAGACACCGGGATACCGCTCCTCTACATCTATCCGGCCTCAACCAGCGCCTTGACGCTCACGCACCGCTATTTCCTGCGGCGCCCGAATATCTCGACCCCCGAGACTTCGGCGAGCGTTCCGTGGTTCCCCGATCAGGACTATCTGATTCACGCGACCGCCATGCGGCTGATGAAGCTGACCGACGATGCGCGCTACGAGAAGTTCAAGGACGATGGAGAGTCGATGCTTCGCGATCATCTTCTGATGGAAGGAGACGAGCAGGGCGTTGTACACGAGGTCAAACTCGATCCGTTGCGCTTCAGGAGCCGCGGAGGACTGAAGCCGACCAAGACGCAGCCCTTCTAGCCATGCCGATCAGAGAGCGGCAATACCCGATCAGATTCGTCCCGAGGGGTCTGGTGGACGCCCTCGATGCGAGCGAGAAGTTCATGGGCGCCTGCACGGTGTTGACGAACCTCGTGTTCGACCAGGTGAACCCGGAGATCGTGGTGTCCCGCCCGGGCGTGGGAACCGCGCTGGAGAACTTCGAGACGTTCTCTACGCCGGGAGTCATCTCGATCCAAATCACGGTCGCGGGCACGGTCTACGGCATGATCGCCTCCGCCTTGAACGCCGGCAAGGATCAGCCCTTCGCCTACGATCACGACACCGGGACCTTCATCGCGATCAGCGGCATCACTGCCGCCAACACGCCGACCACTCCCGCCTCTACCGGAGCGTGGGAGCCACCGACGATGGCGATCGTTGGCACCAGCATCTACGTGACGCATCCGGGGTTCGCGGGCGCGAATCGGTTCGGCGTGATCGACATCTCGACGCCGTCGGCCCCGACCTGGACGGCGACTGACACTACGACGAACGGGCTCTCCGCGCGGCCATCGGCGGTCGCAAACTTCGCGAACCGGGCCTATTTCGCCATCGGCAATCACCTCGAGTACACGGATGTCCTCTCTCTCACCCGCAGCGCCGCGACGCAGGTGTTGACGATTGGAGACACATCCGACATCACGGCGCTCTCCGGGTTGCCGGTTCAGACCACATCGAGCGGGGTGGTGCAGGCGCTGATCGTGTTCAAGGAATCTCAGGTCTGGCAGATCACGGGCGATGCGGCGACGTTGAGCCTCTCGCAGAATTACCTCTCGCTCAACATCGGGTGCCCCGCCCCGCGCTCGGTCGTATCGACCCCGAAGGGCATCTACTTCATCAACACCGCTGGCCCCTTCAGGGTCACGGCTTTGGGCGCGGTGCTGCCGATCACCTTCTCGGCGCAGGAGGAGGTGCCGGACATCGTTGCGCCCTTCCAGAATTGCACAGAGTTCACGCGGGTTGCGGCGGGCTACAGCGGCTCGATCTACCGGGTGTGTCTGGACACGCTGATTCAGGGCGTGGCGGGTCGCAACGATTACTGGTTCGATGAGTTGCGCCACCGCTGGAACGGACCGCACAGCTTCAGCTACGACTGCGCCTCGCAGCACGAGAATCACTTCATTCTCTCCTCGAACGCCGCCCCCGCGAAGCTCTTTCACAGTCACGTCCGCCCGGAAACCGGGATGGTCTATAACGACGACGGCACGGCGACGACCGCGACGCTCAAGAGCTCGACCTTTCCCAAGACCGGGCACATGACCCAGAAGCAGGTTGTGGAATCCACCCAAGAACTCGCCTCGTCCGGTGTGTCTACGGGATACTCGATCACGGCTGTTGACGATGGAGAAAACACGCTTTCCAGCGTGACGATCACCACGGCGGGATCTGGTGCTGTGTGGGGCGGCTTCGTGTGGGGTGATGGCACGGTCTACGCCTCGGCGACGAACAGACCGCGCGTCTACACCGTCCCGTGGTCGGTTCCTCTGGTGTTCAAGAAATTTGCTATTCAGTTGACGGCGAGCGCAAGCATCGCGTTGTGCATCGGAGCGTTCTTCGCTCGCTATCAGGACTTGGGATACACCAACTACAACGCGGATCAAGGCATTCCGACGTGATTTATGGCTGACGTGCGCTCGACGACGGGGCTTCCGGTGGTGGCGAATTTCGGGGGCCGTTATCCGACCGATGTCGGAACGCCGGTCGTGGTGGACCGAGACACGGGCAAGTGCTACGTCCTGTTGACGGACAACACCGTTCACCGGATAAGAGGCGACTTCGTTAGCGTTACAGACCCGCCATTCAATGCTGTCGGGGATGGGGTGACGGACGATACGGCGGCGATCAGTTCTGCGATAACGGATTGTCTCTCTTCCGGGTCGGCACTCTACTTTCCAGAGGGAACCTATCTCATCACTAGCACGCTTACTTCAATTACTGGTCAGTTTACGATGTATGGTGATGGGCCGTTCAAGACACGGCTCCAATTCACCCCGACCGCAAACGACGTAATGATTGATGTCAGCAACGGTGTCTCAAGAGTCGAGCATGTTGTTTTTCGTGATTTTGCAATGTATTCCACCGACACGACTTACACGAAAGTCGCATTGGACGTTTACGACCTGAGCCAGTGTGTATTTGAGAGGCTGTTCATTCACGGAACCGGCATGGCTTCAGGGCCGGGCGCTGGTGCGGGCTGGTCAGGAAACGGTGATACCTCAATCGGAATCAGGACTCATGGACGGGAAGCAACCGGGCTGAGAGATTTATCTATTTTTGCTGACAGACCGATTGTAATCGCGGCCAATCCGAACACTGTCGCAAACGACGGCGAAGACATGGATCACTGGAACTGGGAGAACCTGTATCTGGTGGGAAACGGAAACTATCTCGTCTCAGTAGACGACGGTCTTGGAATCAATGAAGTCACGTTCGAGGGATACCAAGCGTGGGTCGGCGGGACGGGTGGTTTCAAGATCAATGACACAAGAGCTGCGCCAACCATTGTATCTCGCGGATTGAACTTCAAGAATGTGCGCCACGAGCAGATCACGGACGCGGCAGGATACTCGTTCAACATGGCATTCACGGTGCAGATCCAAAACATCGGATTCGAGAAGGTATTGATGGCGGCTGGCGGCCACGGCATCACGATCAATGGCTTTGAGCGCATGGTGTGTGACCGCGTGACCGCCGCGATGGCGGCGGGGAAAAACTCTCTCGTCACCGCAGGCGTCACCGCAAAGTCTGTCCTCGCTATGCGCGGCTGCATCTGGCAAGCCGGATCGAATGTGACGCTCACCGGCCTCACGCTAATTCATGCAATGGCCTACCGTTCCGCAGATTACGCCGCGCCGAGCGATGCGGTATATGCAGGGCAGATCACGGACACCTTGCTGAACGTCGGGAAGGTCACGGCTACGGCGGCGAACGGAGCTACCGGATTGCTGGTTACCGGAACCACGGGAGATGCATTACAGGTCAATCCACAGGCTGGTGGATCGGGTGCTCAGCTCAGGATTGTGAATAATGCCGGAAGTGATTTTGAGCCAGCAGCTTATCAAGCCGAGACGCATGATTTTCGATATAGAACCGGAGTAGGAACAACCGCTACTGCGGCAAGTATGGGAACGAATGGTAAGACTACATTCATAGCGCCAACCACGGCAGGGGCAAGCATTACGGTTCCCCATGGAACAGCGCCGAGTTCTCCGGTTGACGGGGATATATGGACGACAACTGCTGGCCTATTCGTGAGAATCAACGGCGTGACAGTTGGCCCCCTTACATGACCTTCACTGACTACTCCGGGCAGAAAATCGGGCGTATTATGCGCGATATGACGATCAGATCATTCTTCCGTCCAGCGACCATTGTTGGCGCGCTGCCGAACACGATCTCGAATGGCCAGACTGCTGACGCGGTGCCGCTGATGGCGGACTTGAATCACCTCGTCAATCAGGTCAACGCGAACGCTGCTGAACTGAGTCTCACTCCGCAGCTTGCGACAGCGAACAGTTTTACGGCGGTGCAGTCGGGTGTCGCGGCGACTGCGGCGGCGAACTTTCCGATAGCGAGCCAGGTTCAGGATTCCGCACTGACCACGCTCTCATCGGTAGCCGGGGCAAACACCATCACCGCCCGGGTGGCGGGTCTGGCACCGGCCGCCTACGCGCGCGGGCAGATATTCAGCTTCGTGCCGGCCGTGGGAAACAGCGGCTCGGCCACGATCAACATCAACGGCCTCGGCGCGGCCACGCTCTTCAAGGACGCCGGGACCACGCTCTCCTCTGATGATCTGGTGGCGGGGAAGGCGCACATGATTCGCTACGTGACGGCGGTAGCCGATCTGATGGCGACTGGCTTTCATTTGGTCAACGCGAATCTGACGCCGCGCGAGGCGTTCATTATTGCCTGCTCCGACCGCATCACGCCGATCACGGCTGGAACCAACAAGGCCTCCTTCAGGATGCCCTACCCGTTTATGACCGATCAGGTCTACGCGGAGCTTGGCTCGGGCCAGGCTGGAGGGACCATTTTCACGATAGACGTGAACGCGAGCGGTGTTTCGATGCTCTCCACGCCGATCACGATTGACAACGGCGAGTTTGATTCAGCGACCGCCGCGACTCCGCCGGTGATCTCGAATCCGTATCTTGGGAGCCGCACGCTGGTTTCGGTGGACGTTGACCAGATCGGCAGTTCGGGCTCGGCTGGATTGATCGTGCAGTTGATCGGAAGGCGGCGCACGGCGTGATAATCAATCCCTATATTGGTTCGAGTTTCGCGAATTGCGATTCCGCCGACTTCGACGGCACGAACGACTACATGACCCGTGGGGCGGGGCTTACGGGGGCTGCGGACAGCAAGCTCGGGATTCTTTCGGTCTGGTTACGGCTCGATGGTGGAGATGGAACCGCATTGCACATATTGAATTTGATGACGACACTTGGCGGGACTAACAATCATTTTCGTTTTACGAGAGCAACAACGAATGTCATCGCGGTAGTTGGTGCCAACGCTGCTGCATCCAATATCATTGATCTCAGAACTACAAGTACATATACCGCAAGCGGTACGTGGTATCACGTATTGATGTCGTGGGATATGGCAGTCACCAGTCACGTTTACGTAAATGATGCGTCAGACAAAAACCAAGTGACGCTCACGGATGACACGATTGATTACACCAAGGAGGATTGCGTTGTTGGTGCTCAAGGTGACGGAACATTCAAGTTTGACGGCTGCCTCGCAGAACTCTACTTCGCCCCCGGCCAGTATCTCGACTTCTCCATCGTAGCGAACCGCCGCAAGTTCATCTCCGCGAGCGGCAAGCCAATCCAACTTGGCAGGAGGGGCGAGTTGCCGACTGGAACCGCGCCGCTCGTCTATCAGCATCTCGACAAGGGCGAGGCGGTCGCCAACTTCGCCACCAATCGCGGGCCGGGCGGCGACTTCACGATCACTGGTACACCGGACACCGGATCAACTTCACCGAGCGACGCATGATATGTGGATACTGACCAGCCTCTCCCGTCCCGAGCGCATTCGCGCCCTCGTCGATTCCTACGCATGGGGCGACGAGTCGCAGGTCTATCTCACGCTCTACGAGAAAGACCCGCTGATCGACCGTTACCTCGATCAGAAGTGGCCGGCCTCGTGGATGATCGAACTGGTGTCGATGCTCGGAAACGGGCCGACCTACAACGAGATGCTGCGGCGCTACCCACACGAGCAGACCTATGGGTTCCTCGCGGACGACGCGGTGCTGGAGACTCCCGGCATGCTGTGGCGCCTGGAGCGCGCGGCGGGAGACTGGGCGGTGGCCTACCCGAACGACGGGGTGTGGAAGGACGGGGGGCTTGCCACGATGCCGTGCATAGGTGGGGAATTGGTTCGCGCGGCGGGAGACTGGGCGGTGGCCTACCCGAACGACGGGGTGTGGAAGGACGGGGGGCTTGCCACGATGCCGTGCATAGGTGGGGAATTGGTTCGCGCGGCGGGCTATCTATCCCCCCCTAATTTCGTTCACATGAGCATTGACTCGGTGTGGACCGTGATCGCGCAGCGGCTCGGAACGGAGAAGTACATGCCGGAGTTGCGCTACACGCACAATCACCCGCTCGTCGGGCGCGCGGCGTGGGACGACACCTACATGAAAGCTCAACTGATGAGCGTCGGGCACGAGCAGGCGCTGCATTCGTTCATCAGTGGAAGTGGTTTGCAAGGGGTTGTGCAACGGGTAGGGGAAAAGCGTGCCGGATGAACCCGTGCGATCCAAAGCTGAAATCAGACCTTGCATCCCTGAGGGCGGAGTTCGACGCTTTCAAGGAGTTGATGAATGAACGCGATCATCGTTATGCCGAACGTGACGCCGGAAGCAAGGAGCGTGTAGCTATGGCTTTCGCGGCAGCAGAGAAGGCCAGCGCCAAAACAGAAGAGGCCCTCACGGAATACAAAAAGGGCGCAAACGAATGGCGCGACACGGTGAAAGACCTGATCGCCAGCTTGCGCGAGGCGCTTACAACCGGACAGGCCAAGGGCGCAGGGATGGAAAAGCTGTGGGGCTGGATCATAGCGGTGATCATGGCAGCTATCGCCGTGGCTGGATTCGTTCTACGCAAATGAGCGAGGAGCGCAGACGATTCGGATTAAGGCGTGACCTCAACGATCTTGTCAGGGACAGGGATGGTTTCATATCTACCTCCAAGGTTGGAACCCTGATAGCACAGTGGCTCTCGGTCAAGCTCATCCTCGAACATGGTTCCGAGATCATCGCAAACTGGGATTCGTTGCTGGTCCTGTTCACGGTCCTGCTTGCCCCAGAGATCATCAAGAGGGTGGTCGAGAACAAATACGGAGTTGTGACCGGAAGCACTACCACTACCACGGACACCAGCACTCAGACCTCCACTACCAAGGCTTTGCAAGGGGTGACGGGATGAATCTTACGCAAACACGAGGCGAACGAAACAGGAACCCAGGGAACATTGATCGCAACGAGACGAAGTGGAAGGGCATGTCGCCAGATCAGTCTGGAGACTCGCGTTTCGTGGTGTTTACCGATTCAGTGTGGGGAATTCGTGCGCTGGCGAAGGTATTGCTGACCTACAGCCGGGTCTATCCGCAGGATACTCCGCAAGACATAGATACGGTTCGCGAGATCGTCAATCGCTGGGCACCGCCCGTTGAAAACGATACGGGTGCATACGTGAATGCGGTGTCGAAAGAGTTGGGCGTGTCTCCTGACGATGAAATTGACGTGACGGACGAGGGCGTGATGAAGGCTTTGGTGATCGCCATCATCCGCCATGAAAACGGGAGAATGATCTATGATGATGACGTTTTGACCGATGGCGTTCAAAGGGCGCTTGCCTAATGTTCGGATTCAACCCATTGCAGATCGTCTATGGTGTCATCGGGCTTGCCCTGGTAAGCGCGGTGGGCGGTTATATCTGGAACTGCGAATCCCAGAAGGAAAAGTTCGCGGTCTACAAGTCGAATGTCGAGTTGCTGGGGAAGAAAGCGCAAGCGGATGCGGATAAACAGAAGGCCGAAGACAAGCTACGGAAGGAGCAAGCCGATGCCGAGAACAAGCGCACTGCTGATAATCTGCGGCTTACTATCAAGCGGCTGCGAGACGCTAACGCCAGTCGCGGTATCGTGCCCGCCGCCCCCGCCGGTTCCGGCCGTCCTGACCTTGCCGCCTTCGACCGGGCCGAGTATCTCGGAGCGACTGGAAAACTTGTTGAAGGATTACGCGGACTTGCTGACGAAGGCACAGCGGCAACCGTAGATCTCGATACAGCGAAAACTTGGGCGCAGGGCCAACAAGCGGTAAGATAGGTCATGGCTAACCTCTCAAGGCGCGCGGGGAGCCCCCCGGCCCCAGAATACAACTGGGGAAGCGGCGGCGATCCGTATGCCGCCTCGGATGCCCTGTATGCTCAGGGACCGCGGGGAACGAGCGACGCCGCGCAAGAGGAGTGGGCGGGCCGGGGAAGCACCTACGCGCCGCAGACCGCCGTCACGATCAACGGACAGAGATTCGTCCGCATTGGAAATCCTGCCCAGCCGTCACTCGGGGTCAACACCTCGACGCCTGAGTTCATGCAGGCGATTCAGCAAAACGCAGTGCTTGATCCAACGTATGGTTGGGTCATTCCCGAACAATTGGCGAATCAACTCACTCAGTTGAGCTATTCCGGGAACACGAGTTGGCTTGCGGAAAACATGAAGTGGTTCGGGCCTGCGGTCGGTATGGCTGCGATGGGTGGTGCAGCAATGGCCGGTGTAGGGGCCGGTGCAGGTGCCGAGGCCGGTGTAGGAGCAGGAGCAGCTACTGGCGCGGGAGAATCATTCGGGCTCACCGGGATGGAAGGAGCCGCCGGGGGCGGATATGGATTGGGTGGAACCGGAGCGGGTGCTGGTATTGGCGGTGGGACCTACGGAACGGGACTCACTGCCCCTGCTGCTGCTCCGGGTGCAGTAGAAACCGGCTTGGGAGGTGGGGCTGGATTGGGTGGAGGGGCAACCGGGTATGGATTAGGAGGTAATGCTGCTATTCCCGCTGCGGGAGCGGGAGCCGCTGGGGCAGGTGGATTTTTGGGTTCAGCCGGAGCAGGGTCATTGGTGAACGCAGCGACCAACGCCGCAAGTGGTGGAGGTGGTGGAGGCAACATGCCGAGTCCAGGAGCGAGTGATCTTCCCTCGATCGTTGCGTCAATCGCAGCGCTCATGGGTCTTACCAACAATCGCCCGCCCATCGACCCCGCGAAGTTGGAGACGATGTGGGCAGCCGGGCAGAACACCTACAACACGGCGCTCGACCCGCAGCAGCAACTCCAAGACCGCACCCAGCAGCGGGTGGTGGACGCTTCCCGTGCCGGTTCATCCGCGCGCGGCCTTGCCATGTCGCCCTACTCCGCAGGCATCGAGAACGAGGCGGTCAAGAACTTCAACATCGACTGGCAGAACCAGCAGCTAAACCGGCAGGTGGCGGGCACGAACGCGCTCGTCGGCGCGGGCTCGGGAACCTTCAACCCGACGCTCGCGAACAATCAGGTCGTCTCCGGTCAGAACACATCGAACATGAACGCGCTCCTGCAAGCCTATCGGGAGATGATCGGACCTGGGGGCTGGTTGAACTCTATCTTCGGGGGCGACTCGGGCGGCGGTGGCACGGTAGACTGGTCGAGCTGGACGCCCTCTCCGGGTTACGTGCCATCGGCACCCGGACCCAACTACGCCTACGATGAGGCGTCGATGCAATACTGATATGCCGTTCAATCCCTCGGGCCTCTCGCAAGGCTACATTGATTATCGTCAGCAGACGACGAATCAGGATTACATTCGCGCCATCATGGCGGGCATGGCGCTCGCGCAAGAGGCGACCCGGCGCAAGATGGCTGCCCGTCAGGCGGTCGGCCCAGTGCTGGGAACGCTCGCCCAGCAGCCCGGCATGGAGATGGGTGGCGGTCAGCTTCCAGCACCTCCCGGCACCACGCCGGGTCCGATGCCACCGGGAGTCGGAGTCTCCTCGCTGCCTGCCCCGCCGCAGGGCACTCCCGCCGCAGCAACAGCTCCAGCCGCCGCACCTGCTCCGCCCCCGCCATACCAGGCACTACCGCAACCGCCGATGGCAGGCCCGCAAGCAGGGCCGGGTCAGATCAGCGCACCGCCCGGTGCACCAGCGCCGATGCCACCCGCGCCCGCGCCTGCACCCGCTGCCGCGCCTGCCGCCGCTGCGCCCGCTGTGGCAGAGCCGCGTCCCTACAATCTACCGAACATCATCAAGGCGATGAAGGCGAACGGCGTGCCGGACGCGCAGATGATGGACATGCTCGATGAGTTGCAGCCCGTGATGAACGCGCAGAACCAGATGGAGCTGTCTCTCTTCAAGGCGCACCTCACGGCCGCCCAGAAGGCCGAGAAGATGTACATCGACACGATCAACGCTTTGACGAACGCAGCCAATGCCGGAACCCGGAGGACTGACGTTGAGAACAGGGACCGCGAGCGCACGCGGCAGAACGACATTCGGGAACGCGATCTTGAACGCAAACTCCAGCAGCAAGTCGGCGGCCCGGACAACCTGAAGCGCACGGACTTCACCCGCGATGCGGATGGCAATATCACTGGGGTCGTAGGCGTCACGAAGAGCGGCAAGATCATCCGGCTCGACATGGAGGGCAATCCGCAGAGCGGTGCGCCCGAGCCCGGTGGCGGCCCGAAGGCGGATCAGAATCGAGTGCGCGAGATCAATTCCCTGCGTGGGGAACTCTCCACGCTCTCGAACCTGCAACTCGTTGGCCCGACGCCGCAACGCAAGGCTCGCATGGACGCGATTGAGAAGCGCCTGCGCGACTATGGTGCTGCCGCGAAGCCGGTTACGCCGGGAGCGAGCGCGGATGGTGGCGAGACTCCGCCCACTGATCCTGCGCAACGCGAGATCAACAAGGTCTACACGCTCCCCCGCGGCAAGTTCAAGTGGACGGCGGCCGGATGGGTGCAGCCCTAACCGATGCCGCTGTCGGACTCGATGCGGGCGCCCTCTCTGATGCCGACGTAGGGCTCTCTCCCGGCTCCGGTGGCGCGCTGTCCGATGCAGATGTCGGGCTTGCACCAGAGCCTAGCCCCAGACTCGTTTCCAAAGCTGGGTTCAAGCAAGCCTTTTCCGATCTTACGTCGCTGCCAGCCCTGACCGCCGGTGCATACGAAACTGTAACCGGTGGACTTGGTTGGATGGCTGGTGGGGTTGCTGGCGCCGCTGCCGCCGTTGAGAATGCGGTGAGCCGGTTATTTGGCCGCACACCGCAGCGTGAGCCTGTAGCCATGATGCGGCAGATACAAGAAGGTATGACGTATCGTGGGTCTCCTGCTGCGGAGCGTGTCGCCGGAACTGTCGCGGCACCATTTGAGGCTGTACACAAGGGCGCCCGCGCGGTAGGAGAGGCGGCTGAAGCATCAGGGCAGGCGCAAATGGAAGAAAACCGGCTGGCGTGGCGAGCGCGCATGGCGAACAGCCCGGCCATGTTGGCGGGGTTGGAGACGCTGATTGAAGTCCCTGCCTATATCTATGGCCCGAAGGTGGCAGGCAAGGCAGTAGAAGCCACGGTCAGGCCAAGCTACAAGAGGCCAGAACCGCTGGAAATCCCATTCCAACCTGAGCCTGAAGCGGTTCCACCGTCCACCGGCACCTCGAGCGGCGTGCCCCTGCCGCTCGACAAGCTGATTGCCGAGGCGCAATACCTCGGACGGGGCGAGATCCCCCAACCGCCGAAACCTCGACAGTTGGTGCGGGAAACCGCAAAACAGGGCTTGGAAGCCAGAAAACCGCCGTTGTTGGAAGCCGATTTCGTGCCAGGTGGGGCGGAGACGCGCCCGCGGCCCGGGCCTGAGCTACCGGAGCCTCCAGCACCGCAAGCGCCTGCGGCCCGTGCACCAGCCCAGCCCCGTGACTTCTTTTTGGAGGAGTCTCCCTACAAAATGGACGTGCCGGATTCCGAGGT